CTGCGTGAGCGTACTGGTAAGTCTGCTCGTATTAAAGAGCGTCTTAACTAAGGTATCGCTAACGCGACATCTAAAAGTTAATAGCAAACAAGGGGTTGGCGTGATGCCAGCCCCTTTTTTTATGCTCCTGTCCACGGATTGGCTACGCAGATTTATTTTGTGGTCAGGTGTAGGCAATAAAAAACCCGCCGAAGCGGGTTATAGCCAGAGGTTGCCTTGCGAGGCTTTGGCTGTTGCTCGTGAAGGATGGGGCGGGGCGGGGTTCACTCTGCCCGGACACATAATGATGTCCGTCACCGTCTCAAGGGATTTGAAGGTGCAGCCGCAGTTAATGTTCTGGCACTGGTTGTATCTTTCCTTTGTGTTTTCGGAAAGCTGGACGCTGCTACGGGTATGAGCGGCGTGTAAGCACATCGGGCAGTTCATCATTTCGGATTCGTCCTGTAGCGTTTTTTTGCGAATGTTAACCTTAAATAATCCATATGGGTAATTTATTTTGCTATTGCATGCTTGAATCGTCGATTTTCACTTCTAAATCCAGGCTCGTCGTATAGCCACTGTCCGCGCTTAGGCTGTGCGTAAGCGTCGTTACAATCCATTCGCCCGCGTCTATCTGCTGCTTGAAGCCGCTCACCTTTACCGGCATTTCGGTGTAGAGATCTGCCCGGCCGCGAGCCAGCTGTATAGAAAACGACGCAACCCCGCGCTGCAGGCGCTCCCAATGTATTTTGGCCGCGCGCTCTGCATTGGCCCGGTTTGCATAGGTACGGCTCAGCACCAAGACGTTTTCATCCGTTCCGATCAGGTAATCGCCCTGTTTGGCTTCTGGCTCTTTTTTCTTTGTCGTCTTTTTCCGCCTGCGCTTTACTTTCGCCACCGGTTTTTTTGTCGGTTCGCGGGTATGTAGCCAGCTGGCAATCACGCCGGTGTAGGCGTCGCGGTCAGCCATGGTAAAGCGGTGGCTGTCGCCGTCCTTGCGTTGAATGGTGATCACCGGCAGCGCCTTACCGCTGGCCGTTTTTCCCTGCCCCTGACGTATGAACAGCAGATTGCCGTTTTTGATAGAGGCTATCGCGCCTGACTGTTTCGCCAGGCGCATCAGAAAGCTGGCGTCTGACTCGTTGGTCTGGTCAAGGTGATCTACGGCCATCTTCGCCACATCATCACCCAGGGCGATCTCCAGCTTGTGGCGGCCTGCGATGTCTTTCACGATGTCGCCCAGGGTAGTCTGGTGCCAAGATTTTTCACGCTTAGTATTGAGCGTCTGCCTGAAGTCGGCGCTGCGGGCGCGCAGGGTCAGCCGGTCAGGCGTGCCGGAATGCTCAATCTCATCCACGATAAAGGTGCCTTTCGGAAAAAGCGCCTCACCCTGCCAGCCGAGCGCCAGCGACAGAGATACGCCCCGGCGAGGCAGCAGCAGCTGGCAGTCTGCGTCGTCCAGCTCGATGTCCAGCTGGTCAGCTTCAAACCCCCGGTTATCTGTGAGCGTCAGGCTCATAAGCCGCTTCTCAATCTTCTGCGTGATGTCCGCGCCCTCAAGCGTCAGCCTGAAAGAAGGGGAATTTGCCTGCCCGTTTATCCATTTCGTGGCGCTCATGAAAGCAGCCCCCCCATCATGCTGGTAACTTTACCCGCGGCGTCCGTCGCCGCGCCCTTCATGGCTGAGAGCTGATCGCTCAGACTGCCGAACATTTCGCCCAGCGTTTCGTCGGTGCGCTTCAGGGTGAGCGTGAACTCAATGCGCCGGCAGACGCCACTGCTGAAAAACTCCGCTTTGGTCTGGCTCAGGCTCTCGATCACAAACATGCCGTAAATGGTGCCGCTTCCCTCAATCAGCGGCCATGCGCGCCCCAGCTCTGCTATCTGCTCCAGCGCCAGCAGTGACAGCCTGCCGCCGGTAATCTCCGGCAGCAGAACGCCCGAAAGCGTCAGCGTTTCATTATCCGGCCCCAAAAACTGGAGGGACGAGCGCACGCCTACGCGGCTGTTTGACGGAAACCGCCAGCTGCGCTGGATCTGCAACTCCTGATAAGGGACCGTCTGCAGCATGAAAACGAACATCCCCAGCGTCATCATCATTATTCAATTCCTTCTCTGTCGTGGTAGCTGCTGCGGGCGCGGGCCTTCGCCTGTCGCTCTTTTGCCTCAAGTCTGCGCATAACCTCGTCCGCTACGTCCTGCGCGCTCTGTCCCTGCTGCTGCATGATCGTGATAGAGGCATTAACGGTCACGGGCGACATACTGGCCGCCGGTTGCGGTCGTGCCGCTTCCTGCCGGTATGTCTGCGCGGGCTGGCTCATCGGATGTAGTGGACGCGCAGCCGCTGGCGTTGCGGCCATACCCATCGCCAGCGCGGCAGAGGCGGCCAGCGCGGCAGTGCGGCGGCGGCTAGTTATGTTGGCCGGGCCGTTCACAATTTCAGGCCCGTTTTCCCCGACGATGCCGAACTGCCCGGACGGAATATGCCCGCCGGTGTCGTACATTCTCGGAAAAGCCGGAAAGCCGCCCGGCGGCAGCGCCACTTTCCCGTCTGCCGTTACCTGCGCCGGGCGTGGTCGTGCTGCCTGCGCCGGTGCGCCTGGCTTGTCATTGCCGGCCTTTAGAAAGTCCGGCAGGTAATCAGTCAGTGAGGACAGCTTGCTTTTGAGCGCATCCCATTTCTGGCTGATGCCTGCCAGCAGGCCATCAATCATCTGCGAGCCAGCTTCCTGAAAGCGCGCGGGCAGCGCCTTCACGTCGGCCACGATTTCATCCCATTTGGTGCTGATGTAGGTGCGGATGGCCGTCCATACATTGCTGACTTTGGTGCTGATGCCATCCCACAGCGCGGCAAATTTCGGCCCCAGCGTGTCCCAGTTCTGCCAGATATATATGGCCGCCATAGCAATCAGCCCGACCACGGCCAGAATGGGGTTCGCCATCATCAGCCGCCCCAGCCACAGCACACTGTTACCGACTACGCCAATTGCTTTGCGCATAAGCCCAAATGAAGTAAATGCCTGAAGACCAACTCTGTTCATAACCATACGCATTACCAGCATTGGTCCTAAGATGGCCGCCAACGCTAGCAATATGCTCCCTATAGCTACTGTCGCTATGGCAAAACCAGCCGCCATCTTGAACAAGGCCGCCGTCAGTTGTGGGTGTTGTTTCACAAAGTTGCCGAGCGCGCTGGCGAGATTGCCCAGCCAGTCGGCCAGCTGTTTAAGCACGGGCGCGACCGTCTCACCAATTGCAGCCATTGCATTAGTAAACGAGCCGCTCGCCGCATCCCAGCGGTTTGACAGCGTCTTTAACGAGGCGTCAACGCGCTCGCGCAGGGTCGCCTGATTGTCGAGCTTCGCAGCAGTTTCCCGATAACCCTCGATCCCCTTGCTGATCATGATGTTCAGCGCCTGCAGGGTTTCAGCGTCATCACCAAACAGCGTATTTAAAACGGACTGGCGCTTGCTGTCGCTGGTGATTTTTTTCAGCTTCGCCAGCTGCGCATACAAATTTTCCAGCCCGGCAAACTGCCCCTTTTTGTTCTGAAAATTCAGCTTTATCCCTGTGCCAGCCAATACATCATTCGCGTCACCAATTTTTTTATTATTGAGCGTTGCCTGAAAAATCTTGCGGTAGGCGTTGCCCGCCGACTCGCCAGACATGCTGGCCTGATCGGCCATAACCAGCAGTGGCGCGAAGGTTTTCGCAGCAGTAATCCCTTTCTGGTGAATGATGTCCATGGCGCTGCCGATTTTGGAAAAGCCCTGCAGCATGTTTCCCGAGTCCACGCCCGCATAAAATCCTTTCTGAATGATGTCGGTAAGCGCCATCATGTCCTTTTCGCTGGTCTGCGTGGCGTCCTGCAGCTTCGCCGCAAACTCCGCCGCGTCGGTCGGCGCCATTTGCAGCTGCACGCCGAGATAGGCCGTAGCCTCACCCAGCCCGCCCAGGATCGCCTGCGCGCTCATGCCCTGGCGGCGAAGCATGGTCATCATGTTCTGAAAGTCCGCCGTGGTGCCGGGCAGCTTGTCACCCAGGCTCACTGCCAGCCTGTTGATTTTTTCATACTCCGGCAGCACCTTAGCGCCCGGCCCCATCATGGAGGCGGCCAGCTGCGTCGCGGCGTTCTCCGAATCCGCATAGGCGCGCACCGGGGCCATCAGGGTCGCGCCGGTAGCAACGCCGGTTGCCACCATGCCCGCACCGTTACCGGCCAGCTTATTGCGCGTCTCGGTCAGCTTTTCATGCCGTGCCTGGATGTCGCGTATCTTCTGCTGGCGCTCGCCGAGCTTGCGCAGCTCTGCCTGCTGGCGCTCGATGGCCCCGGTTGCCGCCTGCGCGTCCGTTTTTAGCCGGCGCTGCGCCTCGCTCAGCTGTTTTGTGTCAATGCCCGCCGCGTTCAGCGCCTCACGCTGGCGCTGCACCGACAGGCGCAGGCCGTTGTATGTCTGCTGCAGCTGGCTGGCGCGGTTCTTTGCCTGCTCAAGCAGTCTGGCCTGCTGCGCCGTGGGCCTGTTCGTTTCGGTAAACTGCACGGCAAGGCGCGCCGCTTCCTCGCGGGCGGCCTTCAGGTTGTTGGCGGTAACAGCAAGCTGTGAGCGGGTTTTGCGGAATCCGTCAATGCGGCCCGCCTGCTCATTAAGGGATTTCAGGCCGTCTTTGCTGGCCTTCAGCGCGGCCGACAGCTCCTTAGAGCCGTCGCGCGCGCTGCGAAAGGGGCGCGTGATTTTATCAACCGCGCTTAATACCACCTGCAGCCGCAGGTTTGTGTCACTCATCGTCACCGGCTCCGCTACGCTGCATCGCTTTATGCCGCCACTCAAGCACGTCCGTCAGAGACTCCGCGTACATCACCGGCGGCGGCCAGTGAAAAACGGTAGCGATGTCCGCTACCAGATCTTCTACCGTCAGGCTGTCGGGAAAGCTGACAGCGCCGACTTCGGCAACAAAAAAGTGATCACTTCGACCGACAGGGACAGCAGATCGGCGGGGTCCATTTCGTTAATTTCCTGCACGGTCAGTGCCGGGTTCGTGACGCGCGGCAGCACGGCCATCATCGCGTTCACGTCCATGTCCATCAGCGCCTGCAGGCGGATGCCGCGCAGCGCCCCGGCCTGCGGCTTGCGCACGGTCACGCTGGTAACTTCGGTTTTGCCGCGCAGAATGGGGGTGTCCAGCTCAACAGCTTTTTCGGTAGTTTTGTCGGTCATGATTATTTTCCGTTTATACGTTTCAGAGCGGCAGGGTTGCCCCTGCCGGGTTTATCAGAGGCCGAGCGCGTTACGGTGCGCTTCCATCAGGTCGGTGCCGTCCACGATGTGGATCATGTTCACGAGGTCAATCTCGTAAACCACTTCCCCATTAATGGTCAGTTTGGCGTAGCTGTTGGTCGCAGATACCTTAGTGGTGCTTGAATCGCCGGTCTTCCACTCGCCGGAATCCAGCTCTTTATAGCGGCCGCGCGTGACCAGTTCGACCGCCTGCACTTCGCCGGTGTCGTCGCGCTGGATAGAGCCGGTAAAGCGCAGCTGCACGCCGTCCACGGTGGCGGTGCCCAGCTGCTTGAACAGCAGCGCCTCGGTGCCGCCTACAGTGAATTCCGTATCCAGCGCGCCGTCGTCCAGGCCCATGTCGATGTCCACCGCCCCGGCCATGCCGCCGCCGCGGTACTTCTCAAACTTGCGGGTGACTTTCGGCAGGGTGATGGACTCAACCAGCCCCTGCCAGTTGTTGCCTGCGTTAAACACGTTCAGGTGCTTGAGCTTGCGGGGTAATGCCATGTTTCAGTCTCCTTATGCGCTCACGCGGCTGCTGAAATCGACCAGGTACTGGTCGGTGATGCGCTGGCGCAGCAGCAGGTTTTCAAGCGGTGGCACCGGCGTGTAGTCGTAGTCGATGGTCAGCTTGCCCGCCTTAAGCGTGTCCTTGTCGTTCACGCTTTCATCCAGCCAGCAGTCCGCCCCAATGAGGTAGCCCTGATTCACCAGGCTGCGCAGCTTCGCGCGGATGCTCTCGATGATGTCGCGGGCCAGCGACGGATTCAGCGGACCGTCAACGGCCCACATCTGCGCCTCTGCCATGGTGTCCATCAGCACCTGCGCGGTGCGGGTGTAACACTCAAACTGAAAAAGCGCGTCGTCGCTCAGGCAGCGGGAACCCCAGAAGCGGAAACCGTCTTTGCGGATCAGCGTGGTGACGTCGTTCTGGTTCAGCAGGCCTGCGTCCGTCGCCGGATCCTGCAGGTCCCAAAAGACGTCTTTAGAAATGCCGGTGACGCCGTTCACCCCGACGTTTGACAGGGACTTGTGCCAGCCGGTTTGCTCGTCGATTTTGGCGCGCAGACCCAGCGCGCGGGCGGTGGCGTAGGCCGTCGCGTCCGCTTTCAGCACGGTGTCAAAGTTGATGAAGTCAGGCCAGATAAGCATCCCTTCGCGCTGGCTGAAGTTGGCGCGGTAGGCAATGGCCTCTTCTACGCTTTTGCAGCCGTACGCAGACAAGTAGGCAAAGCCGCGCAGGCTCTGCGCCACGCTCAGCAGCTCGGTGGCAACGGGCTGCGTGTCATGTCCCGGCACGCCGAGAATGCGCGGTTTGACGCCACAGACGGCCTGTGCGGCCAGCAGCGCCTTCATGCCGGTGCGCTGGCCGTCGGTCACGCCGCCGATGATGTTAGCGGTGGTTTCCGCCTCGGTTTCGCCCTGCGGCACGCGCACAACGACGGTGACGGGTTTTGCCTGGTCGGCGATGGCGTCCAGCGAGCGGGCCAGCGTGCCGGACTCGCCAGCCTTGCCGCTGGCGGTGAGCACGTCGGTCAGCAGCACCGGGCGATTTAGCGGAAAGGTTGCCGCGTCGGCGTCGTCGCCGGTACAGACCAGGCCGACGATTGCCGTGCTGACGGTGGTGATAGTTCGGGTGCCCTCGTTGATTTCCTCAACGCGCACGCCGTGATGATAATCCTGAGCCATGTGGCGGTTCTCCTGTAAAGGGGTTCCGCTATAGTGAAAGGTGGCGGGCACTGGCGCACCCTGCAAGCATTGTGCAGGTATTCACACAATGGCGTGTTTGCTTTTGCGAAGGGCTTCCTGTTCAGCGGCGGGGATATACCGGTAAATAGTCTTGACCGAGACGTCCAGTACCAGAGACACCTGTAGCAGCGTAGCGCCCTGCGCCAGCATACATCGGGCGCGATGCACAACACTGTCCGTCATCTTTCGCCGCCTCCCTCCGATCCTGCCCCGATCACGCGCAACGGCCAGCCCGGCACGGGTGCGCTCTACTATCAGCTCGCGCTCCATTTCAGCCAGCGCCCCCATGACGTGAAAGAAAAACCGGCCGGCGGCCGTGCTGGTATCAATGCTGTTAGTCAGGCTACGAAAATTCACGCCGCGCTCGCGCAGTTCTTCGGTGAGCGTAACCAGATGCCTCATGCTTCGGCCGAGCCGGTCCAGCTTCCACACAACCAGCGTGTCACCCGGCTGCAGGCAGCGCAGCGCCTTTTTCAGCCCTGGCCGGTCGCTGGTTTTACCGCTCATTCTGTCTTCAAATATCAGCTCACAATCTGCACTCTGTAACGCTTTACGCTGTAAATCCGTGTTCTGGTCATTTGTTGATACCCTGATATAGCCGATCAGCACGTCAAATTCTCCGCAAATGGCCGCAAGTGTGCCAGCGCGGACCGGTTCAGGGCCAGGGGTTTGCTTCTCATAAACCTCGGTTTAGGCGACGCGGCAAAAAAGACCGTCGGGAACGGTGCCGGGCAACTGCCAGATATGAGTTTCTTTTCAATGGTGAGAAGCGGAAACGGATACTGTAAATTTCCGCACGGGCTGATCTTACAGTGGGGTTTTGGCAGCTTTGCGCAGCAGGCAACCACGACAGTTACGCTGCCTGTCGCGTTTCCAACAGGAGGATTTACGGTTGTTGCTAATAAGGGAACGTCAATTCCGCTTAAAGGCGAGTACTGCGTAGGGACGCAGTTTAAGGATAAGTCATCTTTTCTTCTTTCAAATACCGGTCCGGATGCCACTACTCCACAAGGCATTTGGTGGCTGGCAATAGGGCACTAAATGAAAAAATACTCACCTTCAAATAATGCGTTTTACGACATCGCTATCAATAAAGTGATCCCCGATGATGCGATTGATATTACTGAAACAGAGTGGGCCGGTTTACTTGCCGGGCAGGCAAAAGGGAAGCTGATTACCTGCGGTGCTGATTTCCGCCCGTGCCTGACTGAGCAGCCGCTACCGACGGCAGATGAACTTATCAGCCAGGCAGAATACAAGCGCAGTAAGCTGAGGGCTGAGGCCGATACGGCCATACTGCCCTTACAGGATGCGGTCAACTTAGGGATCGCCACAGATGATGAGGCCAGTCAGCTTATCACCTGGACGACGTACCGGGTAATGCTGATGAGGATTAACACGGATGCCCCTGATAAAATTATATGGCCTGAACAGCCCGAATAAAAAAGCGGGCTTTTGCATGGACTCAGGGTTCGACCCACAAGGGAAACTGAGCCAAAATTCGAACACGCGGCCAGCAAAGAGTAAATATCGACCGTATTACCATGATTTATTCCGAAGCAGTCAGCTCCGCATCTAAAGCGTGCTGAGAACTGACGTAAGTTAAATAACGTGGATAATGGTATGCGTGTTGGCAGCCTGCCGAATACGCTGGAAGTAAAAAACGATGATATAAATCAGCCAATAGGATATTTTAATGATTAAAGCTCTTAATTCTCAGAGGTTTCTTTTGCCTGCCGATAAAGTTGATATCGATTTTTATACCCTCCAGCTCAAACGACTGGCAGCACGCTACCAGTCTGGCGAAAACCTGAAAAGTATTACAGAAAATGTTAAGGGACTGATTAAATCACTTGAGAAAAAGCTTGGAGATGATTGTGATTATCAGGTTGCTTGCTGGGGAGATTTATCCCGGGAACTGACGCCCTTGGTTCGCAACACTTCTGACCCGAAGTGGGTTAGTGTCATATCCTATGCAGTAAAGCAAGTCAATTCTAAGAAAAATATGGCCCTCCACAGACGTAAGCGACGCAATAGCTGAGCCTCTTCCCGGGATAATTTAGATGTTAAATGAAGGCAACTTGCCTTCAGGCATCCATGCTTTGTAACCAGAATGAAATATATGTTCACATCTTTAGGTGATCGATCAATAATGCGCACCTTTAACTCTGCTGCACACAAGGCGTTAAATGGGTGTTTATTATTATATTTCAATGTATTGTGACGTTTCTGAAATATTGTACATGCATTCTTCTGGCTGTAAATCATTACCAAGGTTTACTAATCGGGTCTTTCTGGGAACTTTTTACAACCCCCGTGATGCCCTGAAAGTAGCCAGAATAAAAGAGGGTGGCGTGAAGCCCTGTCCTGAATGCCTTTCCTGCTTACGTAAAGATCAGGCGTGACAGGATTATTTTAGGGTGCCGATCATACGGTCATCTGATTAGGTACTTTGGCTAAGCACACTGTAAAGTACGATGAGGCTGTAATAATTTTTGAGCCTCATCAATTGATGATAGTTGTAAAATGTCAGATCAGTTTTTTCATACTGATGTCACGAATTGCATCTGATCGAACTTCATTCCTTCCCTGACCGCGCAGGCTGACTTTAAGCAGGAAGAGTATTGCCCGGAACCGGACAGACTCAGGCCCGTGGCGCATGACGTAGTTCCGAAGGGATACCACCATATAATTTCCTTACCTGCCATCTTTATCCCCGGAAGTGACTCCGGGGATATAGTTTGCTTATATTTAAGCGGCCCTAACCAGATAACTGGTTTCTTTTTTAAGAAAGCTGTTATTCAATCAGTGCATAACACTGACGCAATGACTTAAGCTTCCTTTCCACGGCGACTCACTTTTCCTCCTTTACGTCCAGCCTCAACAGCTCTTACTGGATCATTCTTGAAATTACCTCCACTTAACTGCCCACCTTTACGACCTTCTTCTGAAGCCCGCTGCGGATTCGCTGCAAAATTTCCTGCTCCCCCCCGACGTACAGTCATTTTCAACACCTTTTTTAGGTAGCATCAATAGAGATCTAAACATTGTGCAGATTCATTTAAAAATCCAGAAAAAACAATAATATAATTTAGAATAAAAACTCACTTTTTTACTTGCCGCTTCGCTTTATTTGATATTTAATTCTTTCAATATCAATATGTCCAGTGAAAAATGTGTACATAAGTGCCGAATTACGTGCAGATTTTCACTGGCATGGTTTTAAGAGTAATCTTAAAGGCCGGGAGTGAAGTGACAGGAGTTTAAGATGAGGCATTAAAACAAGGGTATTTGATAAACCATCTCATTTAGAAGGTGCGCACTTTAATTAAAAATGGCATTAATTGGGATTGCGCCAGTTCATGCCCAAAATGTTATTATGAATTTATAGTCATCGTTTACCCTTTCTTTATAGCTTTCACTTCTGCAAGTCGAGACCTGAACGAAATAATTTTAGATTTATCGCGCCATAATAAAGGCCATTATTAATTGTAATAAACTGTTCTCTGTAGCTGGAATAACATAAGGTGAGGCAAGCCAGCTTATCACCGAAAGGGCTACCGCGTCATAATGATGAGGAGTAACATGAAAGACGTTGCAAAAAAAATCATATGGCCTGAAAAATCTGCTTATAGTAAAGCCCGCGATCTTGCAGGCTTTATGTTATCGAGGTTTCTGCGGCCAGGTGACGGCGGGTGCAGCCTGAATATTCACAGACTGAACGTCCTGCACATACTTCATCCATACCATAAGCGAAACTTTATCCGTATCAGTGATCATATCCAGGCGCAGCTGTGTCTGCCATGCCTGCGTGATGTTGTTCGCTTCGTTAATCAGTGCGGCCTGCCGGTCTGCTGCTTCTTTGATAGCTGCCGCTTTCTCTTCCACCGGATCAGTCACCCACTTTTCACCATCCCATTTATCCCAGGCAGTTGCCGGTTTGAGCGGCGTTGTATCTGCCGGATAATCGCCCGGTGCGTCAATCAGCACTGCTGTGCCGTCAGTGACTGAATAAACCGTTTCCCCGCGGTGATCGGCAACATTCAGCCAGCTCCCATCACAATAAAGCGCTACGCGGCCAGTCTCAGTAGCTGGCGGTGCGGTGATACAGGCGTTTGCGGGCAGGCCGACACCCTGCGCCAGAAACTCATCGCTGGAGCCGATAAATTCTCCGCTTTCCGCATCAAAATTATATATCGTCAGCGTGCCGGCTGATTTTGCCAGGCCATTTTTATCAAGCGTTACCTTAGCCATTATGCAGCCCTCACGATGTAGTTAAATGCCACGTTACGCGGGCGCGCTGCAATCCAGACATTACCGTCGCTACCGTATGCATTATTCATTGACGTGCCGTTAACGCCGTTATCTCTCTGAGTGCTTCCGTCAATGTTTGTGTTATTTGGCGCCCTGAATGAGCCGGAAGGCGGCAACAGGGATCGGGTTACAGAATCAGCGTTTGAATACGGAATGCCGATACCGACAGTAGTACTCTCGTTTTCTCGGCCGAGAAAGTCCATCGTACCTGTGCGCAGATAAGTTGAATCCTGCGCACTGAGAATGGCGCGCGTTGCATCTGCGCCTCTTCCGTCATCCCAACCCCTGATGAATTCTCCGCGCAGATCGGGCAGTTTAAGCGCCGGATAAGCCAGCGCCAGTTTCGGATAAAGCGTGCCGCTGAAACTGGCCCCGTTGCTTTTCAGAAAGACCATGCCAGACATTGCAATAAACAGTTCATTCGGCATTTTTGCGTGCGGCCAGGGGAACGGAGAACCGATAACGGGCGCGCCTTCGACTAAACCGAGGTTTTTGAGAACGTCCGGCAGCAAACCGGCATCAGCCATTTCCTTCAGGGCGTTCTTGATTAACGGATACTGATTATGCGGATTGGCAGCTGCTACATGGTCTGCCAGAAGCTGATCCGCGTACTGCCTGACCGTCAGAATGTTGTCATCAACATATTTACGGGTAGCCAGCACCACGGAGGGGTCAATCTTCAGGGTGATGGCGTCGGTGCTGTTTACGATGATGAGCATCCGCACGGTCTGCGTGCGTCCGCTGCCTTCCTGCAGGGCGGGCTTGTAGGTTTCCGGCGTATTACAGACCGCTATCAGCGTTCCGTCGGCATCAAACAGGCCCATTTCCCGGATCCAGAATCCGCCCTCCGTTTCGGGGATCACCTGCTCGGCTATCACCTGGCTGGCGTTGGCCGGATCGATGCTCAGCGTGTTGATGGCTGCCCGGCGCACCTCGTTTACCAGCTTTGTCTGGCTGGCGTTCGGCGTGGGCAGCGTGCCGCCGCCGTCGCCCACGGCCATCTGCGTGATGTTCAGCTTTGTGCCGAGCGCGGCGGCGTTGGCAATTTTGGCCGCGCCGAGGTTGGTCACGATTGCATAAAATTTTTGTGTCATTGTCCCACTTCCATCAGGTCGATAACGTGAACCGCCGCGCCCGCATACGTTGGGCCGCTGACGGAAAGAATGTCCGGGGTGTACGGGTAAATCGAGAGATCGTCACCGTCATAGCTCGCGGCGGCTATGCGCGTTTCGCCGCTCACCTGCAGGTTGATGGACATGCCCAGCAGGTGACGGCTGCAGGGTTTGGCGTCACTGATGAGCCGCTCCAGCTCGTGATAGGTTTCTTCCGTAATGCCCTGGTCCTGCACGCCGATGTCCAGGCGAAACGTGCCGGGCGCTTCGCCGGTTTTCCACCACTCAATAACGCGGATCAGGAACCCAAACGGCTCCACCACGCGCCGGATAGCGCTGATGGTGCCCTTGTGCTGATGGATATAAAACGCATCGAGCACTACCTGTCGCTTGACGCTTTCCGCCCAGCCTTCGTCCCATCGGTCCACCGAAAACGCCCAGGCGAGATACGGCAGAAAGCTGACCGGACAGGTTGCCGGGTTCCACAGGTCGCGCAGCGGCACGTTCAGGCCGGTAATGCCGCTGCAGGCTTCCGCCAGGCGGCGCTCCAGCGCGGACGAGCCGGACGGCATCAGGCTGCTGTTGCTCATGTCAGCACCTCGTCAGCCGCCACCGAAATGTCCGTGCCGGTGCAGTTGCCCGCCGCCGTGCGGTCCAGGATGATGTCCGCCGCCGGTTCGATCATCTCCACCCAGTCCACGCCGGGTACGCGCAGCACCGCCCCGTAGGACTCGCGGCGCACGCTGCGGCCCAGCTTTTTCTGCTCGGTGAGGTAGGCGGCCAGCTGCGCGTTTGCCGCCTCCAGGCAGGGACCGGCCGCCACGCCATCAAACAGGTGCAGCTTTGCCTTCACGCTGTAGTCATGAATGGTCGCGCCCTGCACGGTGACGCGGTCCGCTACGGGCCGCACCGTTTCCGCGTTCAGCGCGGTGTTCACTGTAGCCAGCAAATCCGCCGCCGCTTCGCCGTTGCCTTCACGGCTCAGGACGGTGATCAGCACGCTGGCCGGTGACGGGCTGGTTGCCGACACGTCCTGGACGCGGCCGTCCGCGCTCTTTGCGTGAAACTCATAGGCCGCCGTCGGCCCGGCCACGCTCAGCCCCTCAAACGCCTCCGGCACGCGCACGCGCAGGGCATCGTCGGTTTCCATCACGGCATCGACAGGCGGCACCGCGTCAGGGTCAGCCGGGGTCACGGTCAGGCGCTGCACGTTATGGTTTGCGGCCAGCTGGTCCAGATCGCTGCCGAGCGCGTACGCCACCATGACCGCCTGCGCCGCCTCGTTGATACGCTGGCGCAGCAGGATTTCCCGGTAGGTGCTCTCCTGCAGCGTCTTCACCATGGGATCGGACTCCAGCGCCAGCACCCGGCGCACCGCCGCCTGCTCCTCCGTCGGGTAGAGCGCGATCAGCGCCTCTTTGCGCTCGGTCAGCAGGGTTTCAAAGTCCGGCACCTCAATCACTTCAGGCGCGGGCAGCTGAGAAAGGTCAATTACTGCCACTGTTCACCCCCGTTGAAACAGACATGGCTACCGGCGAGCCGTCATCCCGCTGGCCGGTCAGTTCAACCACCATTGAGCCGTCAAAGGCGCTGGTAATGTTTACGGTGTTCAGCCTGATGCGTGGCTCCCAGCGGCTGAGCGCGGTATACACCGCCGCCATCACCTGCAGGCGGATCACGTCGTTTTGTGACTGGTCAATCAGCACCGACAGCAGCGAGCCGTAATCCCGGCGCTGCAGCCGGCTGCCTTCCGGCGTCATCAGAATGTCCCGTATGCTCTGCCGGATGTGATCGATGTCGGTGATCGCCTCGCCGGTGTCGCGGTTCATGCCGAGATACATCATTGCGGACCTCCTGACATATCGCTGCCGGACTTCACGCCGCCGTGCTTATGGGTATGCACCACGACGCCGTTTGAACTCATACCGCCGCCGCCCTGCGTCACAGCGCCGTTCATCACGGTTTCGCTGTTGATTCGGGTCTGGTCAGCGTCCACACCAAACTGCTCAGTGATGAGCTGAATCCCGTCTGCCGCCTCAATCCGCATGCTTTTGATGTTCTTTATCAGCAGCTGGCCGGTTTCCGGCTCGTACTGAAACCAGCCGCCGTCCTTAAACACGGTTGTAGCGCCGTTTTCTGAATAGTCCGGCGGCGGGAAGGCGTCGGAATAGACGGCGGGCAGCGCAAAGGCGGTTTCGAGGTTGCCGCCCAGGCTCAGCAGCACAACCTGCTCGCCGACGGTGGGTTTCCACCATGTGCGGGTGCTGCCGGCGCGCGTGGTAAGCCAGTTAATCCAGTTGGTTTCAATGTCGCCCGTTTTCACCCGGCACAGCCAGTTCACCGGGTCCACCTCGGACACGGTGCCGGTGCGGATCAGGTTGGTGATAAGGCGCATGATTTCAGTAAGATGTGAGTTCATTGTAGAATTTTGCTGCAAACACTAAATTTTTCACAGAGTTCGCCGTTGTATAGGAAATGGCACAATTGAATTGATGAGGAAATTAAAATGCATTATTCAAAAGAAGATATAAAAAATGCGGCAGAAAAGATGCCTTTAAGCGACTTCCAGCAGTATTTATCTGCAGCTTTAAATCATCATCGTAAAATGAGTAAAGACACTGAAGAAAACCCCTTTCAGCGGCTCAATAATAACGGGCAGAATGCAAGGGTTTTTTTTGATAGAGTTGTGTATTTAGAAGAGTTGGCAAAAAATTTCGAAAAAAGCATCTATGAATATCAGCAGCTAATTGAAAGTAATCATGAGCAGTGGCATGACATTAAAAGAAAGATGATTGAAGCTGATGAGAGGAATGCTCAAATAAGAAATTCATTAGCTATAAACTGCGAAAGAATAAATGACTCATTGCTTGCCTTACCCCTCACATCAATTCTTAAACCCAATGCTTTTCAAAGGCTATCTGTAGCCATAAAAAATAAAAACCATAATATCACAAGCGAGTTGCAGGAAGTTTTCACTTCTATTAATCTCAAGCCGCAATTTGCATCCAGCATACTGGATGACTTTGCTATTAAAGATGGTGAATATGAGAATTTTTGTAAAATTAAAAATGAATTATTTCAACTTATGCAAAATGCCATCAACCCTGAAAACCTAAATAAAATTGAGTCGCTAAGTGATTCACAAAAGGTAGTAATCGATAACCTCAAGGATTTAAAGTTAAAAGTTATCGAATGGAGACAGGTTCTAATAAAAACATTAAACGTTGAGTATTCACAGGATGACTTAAAGATCAATATGTTATCTTTAAGATGAAATGCATTTATAAGCACCCGACGCTCAAAAAACGGGTGCTATCCTACTATTAGTAAGGACTTAAGTGTCTTTACTCAGCCATTCCATCAGCAGTGATATGATTTTTTCTTCAGACTTAGAATTTATTCCAAGCAATTGACGCTCCGCATATTTAACCTGCGTGCCGCGCCGGTTTACCCGGTCGCGCAGGCCGTAGTGATGCACCCGAGCCAGCTTCTGCACAGCAGGCGCAAACGCAATTTCGGCCTGATTTGCGTTTGCCTGCGCTTTCAGGTACTTCGTGGTTTTGAGCTTCGCAAACATCTTGCGCCGGATGCGGCCCGGCTTCGTGCGGGCCGTGACGCGGCGGGGTTCCCATGTCGTACCGTCCGGGGCGCGCTGCGCCGTAATGCTCGCCTGCTGGATGCGGCGCACGTCGCGCGCGACCTCGCGCAGCATCTTTGTCCTGGCCGACGGTTCCAGCTGCGCCAGCAGCGCATCCAGCCAGGCGTCCACCTCATGCAGTTCAGCCATGGCGCGCCGTCCAGAACTCCTCCGGCACGTCCGGTTCCGGCACGGCCTCAACCGTCATTTTTCCGTCCACCTCCCGCGCCAGCACCCGCTCGGTCAGCTTCAGGTTCATGCTGATGTCGCAGCGGTCATTGCCGAGGATGTCAGCCTCAAAGGTAAAGAGCTTTTCCCGCTCGCCGGGGTTCTGCAGAGCGTCCGGCTGATTCTCACGCAGCCAGAACATCACCGGGGCCATCAGCAGGTTCTGGTCGCCGGTGAAGTCCGTAATCACCACGTTCAGGGTGTAGCGGTATTCCCATGAGATTGACGCGGCGGACGTGGCAACCAGCGCGCCGTTATCCACGAACAGGTGCAGCCGGTCGGGGTTTTCCGCCACGTAAGGAACCGACTTATTCAGGGCGCTTCGCAAGGACTGCGGCTTGTTCATCGTCTTTTTCCTGACAGCTGATAATGGTGTCGACCTTATCCGCGCACGCCGCCCAGGCGGCCTCGGTTTCATCCAGCAGGGCGTTCAGGTCGCCGTTACTTCGCGGCGCTGCCGGGTCCAGCTGGCAGCGGGTGATTTTGGGACAGCCACTCACGGTAAGATTCACCTCCGGCGAGGGCCGATCGCTGGCGCAGCCGGACAACAGGATCAGGCAAAGGGGAATCAGCCCAGCGGCGCAGGTCTTCATTTTCACGTTTAAGCTCCTCAATGGTGCGTTGCCGGTCGCGCAGCAGCCTGCTGTTTTGTTCAGCGGCGGCATAAAGCTGCGTCTGCGCCTGGCTGTTCGTCTGCGTCAGGATATTCAGGGCAATCAGCTGGCCGTTCTTCTGCGACAGCTTTTTGCCCTGGTCCGCAATCGCTGTCTGCTGTGTGTTAATGGTGTGGTGCGCATTGCTGAGCCGCCATGACTGCACGCCGAGCGCGGCCAGCAGGAGAAGGGCAAGCGCTGCTGCCAGCAGTACCCGCCTCATGCGCCTGCACCCCTGAGACACCAGGCCAGTTCACGCTGACGCCTGTTATCCAGCCCCTGACTGAATGCGCCCTTTACGTACACCCAGCGCGGCAGCTGTCCGCACGCCTCACGCCATCGTCCCTGTTTCAGCAGCGCCACCATGGTTGAGCCGCAGGCGTTGCCGGTGCCGACGTTAAACGCCAGCGACACCAGCGCGTCATAGACCTGCTGCGGCATCGTGACCGCCACGCAGCGCGCCAGTGCCGCCTCGACGCGTAACACGTTAGTGATGAAGTTGCCCGCCGCCTGCCGTTCGGTGATGGTGTTCCCCGGCACCACGCCGCGCGTGTTGCCGATCCCGTCGGTCCAGACTCCGGCGCTGCACTGGTAGGGCTGCAGGCGGCATCCCTCATAGTCCGCGATGAGTTTCAGCCCTTCAACGGAGGTGTGCAGCTGCTGAAATCCGGGCAGCGTGGCGGCGATGGCCAGCACCACGCCCACGGCGCAGCGCTTAACGATTTGCAGATTCATACTCCTCCCGCGTGATGCGCCCGCTTGCCAGCAGCAGATAGGTTTTGCGTTTGTAGTACCAGCTGATAAGCGCCATCAGCAGGCCGATGAATACCCCGGCCACGGTTGACATGTCCTTCAGGTCCATGCCGCCCAGCCACGCCATTACTACCGCCATGCACCAGGTGATAAAGGTGCTGATTTTTTCCCACATGATTCAGTCCCAA